CTACTGCTACGAAATGCAGCAGGCCCCCACGGGCTGCGACTACGCCGCCGATCTTGCCTACTATGGCAAGCACTACTTTCTGCGCCCCCTGCGTGATGGCCTGCCCCCGCTCCACGGGCGCGGCATTACCTACGACGCAGAACAGGGCACCTACATGGTCACGCTCCGCGCCTATGACAAAATCAAGGCGCAGTACAAAATCAAGCGTGAAACTTGCCTTGATTGACCCGCAAGGCCGACGCATAACGCGCCGCCGGTGCAAGCCCGGCCACCCTGCAAGGGGTGGGCGCTCATGGGTAACAAACACGATCACAAGCCCGGCACGAACTCACAACGCGCACCCATCGCCAACAATGGCCGCCAGCCCGCCGGGGTGCTGGCATAAGTCCAACGGGAGCCGGTACACCTCCCCACAAAACAGATTGTACCCGCCGCCGGGCGAACCCGGCACGGTTTACGGGCAGCTTATCACCACAAAAACAGGCCCCGCCCGCCCTGCGCAATGGGCACCGCCGCCGGGCATAAGACCACACGGCAGCCCCCAGCGGCACAACGCCACGCCGGGCCAGTTGTAAAGCGGCCCGTCCCCATTACCCAAAACACAAAACAGGAGGCACACAAAATGCAATACTACGAAATCAACGAACAAACCGCCCGCCGTGCGAACGATGTTAATTCTATGAGCGACTACCGCCCCGGCAGCGCTACGGAAGAATACCGCGCCGCCGTGGACAAGGCCGCCGCGCTGGTACAGGCACGAAAAGCCAAGATCAGCCCCTACTATCACGACAAACTGGACGCCCTGCTTGACCGCTATGCCCGCCGCCTTGCCGACTACTACAACGCCTATTACCGCAACGAATCGGCCTGCCCCTCCATCCTCGTTTGCGGCGGCAGCAACTTCCCGGTACACAAAAAGCAAAAGCAGAACGCCCGCCGCGAATCTCTTTGGCAGGAGTACAAGGAGATTGACACTATCCTTGACAAAATCCGCAGCGTGGGCACCGGCGCGGTAGACCTGACAGACCCCCACGCCCGCGAACTGCTCCAAGACCGCCTGCAGCAGGAACAAAACGCCCTTGATTATTGCAAGGCCGCCAATGCCTACTACCGCAAGCACAAAACCCTGCGCGGCTATGCCAGCCTGACCGACGAACAGGCCGACGCGATCACCGACCCCGAAGCCTTTTCCATCAAACTGTACGGCAAGCCCTACGGGGATTTTGAACTGTCCAGCCTGCGCGGCAAGATCAAGCGCGTACAAGCCCGCCTTGCCGATCTGGACAAACTGCAAGCCGCCGCCCAGCAGCCCGACAACGCCACGAAATTTGACGGCGGCGAGATCGTGCGCAACGCCGAAGAAAACCGCCTGCAAATCCTGTTCGACGAAATCCCCGACGCAGACACCCGCGACGCTCTCAAATCCAACGGTTTCCGCTGGTCGCCCCGCAACAAAGCATGGCAGCGCCAGCTAACACAAAATGCCGAATACGCCGCCCGCCGGGTGCTTGGCCTGTAAATTGTGCCCCGGATAACAACCCCAAAACACAAAACGCCGCGCCGCCCCGGTTCACCGCCGGGGCATTGCGTGGTATAATAGACCCAACACAAAACACAAAACGAAAGGGTGCAACGCATGAACAACGAAAACATGGCCGTTTATCCGCCGTACCGCCTTGTGGCCCAGTTTGCCGACGGTGCCCGCCTGCTGTTCGACGGCCTGACCGAAGCGCAGGCACAGCAAAGCATGGAGGCCGCCCAAGCCCAACACGGGGATATTGCGTGGTATGACGGCGTGACCGATCTGCACTACGAAAACGGCAAATATTATAAGCTCATACCCCCGCCGCCGGAAGTTACCTTGATTGACCTCACAGAATACACTGGCCCGCTGGATGAAAACGGCCTGCCGCCGTCCTTGACCGGCAACCCGCCCGCCGATCACGAAACAGGCCCCAACGATCACAAATAACCCCGCCCCGGGCACAAAACCGCCCGCCCCGGGCACAAAACCTGTGCAAACAGCAACACCCCCAGCCAAGGCCACACGGCCCGCCGGGGGTGTTTTCCTGTTGTTTTTTGCCTAAAATCGCTGTATTATAGGCATTGCACAAAACAATTTTGGAGGTTTAGCTATTATGTGGATTTATCGCTCACCAATCGGCATTTTGAAGATCGTGCGCCAGCCTGACGGCACTTTCGGCCTGTGCCATAACGAAACAGTTTGGGAGGCTTGCGACACGCCGCAGGCAGAAGCCGACAATGTTTTTTGTCATGTAACAGGCTGTGACGAATGGGATTCATGCCCCGACGCTGGCCCCTCCGATCTGTCCGAATGGGAATACATTCCCTCGTAACTTTCCGCCAGTTCTGCGGCCATACGCCGCCCATCAATGGTGCTTACCTTGTTCTTGTGCAAAAGCCGGGTAAGCGCCGTTTTTATTTGTTCCTCGGTTTCCAAATGCGGGTACGCCTCCAAAAACGCCTCGCTTTCCAGCAAATCCGCCGCCACGCGCATGACCAAGCGCCGTTTCAGTTCGGGGGTTTTACGCAACCCCTCCAAAAGCCGCTCCTCGCTCATGGTTTCACCGTGGGTCAAAATATCCTCGTTCATATCCAGCCTCATTTCTGCCCGGTTCACCGCCGGGCGTTTTTTCGTTGTTGATGATCTTCCAGTTTTTCCGCAGAGCGGCCAGCGTGGAATACGGGCAAAAGCCTTGCCCCTGCACATCCCACACACACAAACACCCGCTCCGCCCGGCGCTGATCTCGATTTCATAGTATTTCTCACGAACAAACCCGCAAGAGGTCTGCCCCACAAACTGCGCCGTCACGATCTGCGCCATGCTTACCCCTCCGCCGATTCCCGCAGCCAATCCAAGCAGCACGCTATGCAGGTTATCACATCGCCGCAGTTTTTGCATTTATTGCCGTCGTCACGCGGGCACATGATGATAAATGCCAGCGCCTCGTCGTCCATTTCTCTAATTTTGTCCGCATGGGTAAAAACCACATCCGGGCAATACTTCTTTCGTGCCTCTTGGCAAGCCTTGCCGCCATAGTCCAGCAGGCAACCGGGCACCCTGCACCTGTCACACAGTTTCACTTTTCATTTCTCCGTTTCATCCAGCGCCGCAGCGGGCGCACCACAAAACAGTCTGCTGCAACGCGGGCAATCGTCTGCCAACTTTGCGCCTCCACAAGACGCCTCGTGCCCTCCAACGGGGGCTTTCGTCCGCCTTGCAGCTCAATTTCTGCCACGATACGCCGGGCAATCACCCGGCTTACAAGCCTTTTCACAAAAACGTGCCTCCTTTGCCCGGTTCTCCGCCGGGTCTTTATGTTTCTATCCAGTAGTCCATCAACGACCACCCGCCGTTGCTGTGTACACGCTTGATTTTCTTGCGGGCGATTTTCTCCGGCACAGTGCTTTTCATGTTTCCATATTGATACTCAATCTTCACCTGCTCCTCGTACCACTTTTGCCCGGCCCTCTGGATGTAGAAAAAACCCAATTCGCAAGGGTTTCTTTCCAAAACGGCTTTTACAAACTCCTGCACCGTCCATTCTCCGCGCAGCTCCACAGCATACGAACAGCAGCAGTCACCATACGGCCCGCCGGTGCAAACCAGCTTAAAATCCTGCTCCGCTTTCACGCCTCATTCCTCCTATTCGCAAATTGTTTTTCCGGCAGCTTTTCCCGATCAGCGGAAAAGGTTCCGCCCGCCGGGTGAAATCTTTTGACCAAAACACTTTTTCGGCCAGTTTTCCCGCTGTGTTTCCCGCTCCAAAAGAGAGGTTTTTACACGCAAAAAATCCCGCCGGGGCATTGGCGTTTTTTACGGGATTTTTCCCGGCGCATATTATGTACGCGCGCGCGTGGCCCGCTCGGCCAACTCGTCCACCATCGGCACTTCTTCCAGCACCTCGCCCAGCCGTTCCACAGCTCTGCCGTGCCAATTCCGCGCCGTGCTGTCCGGCACACCCAGCTTGCCGGAAATTTTTGTCCAACTGTACCCACGAATCAGCCGCATGATTATGACCGACTTGTACTTACCGTTCACCGCGTCCAGTGCGCCCCGGATGTTGTCCGCGTCGCCCTCCAAGACTTCCACCTGAACGCCGATCTCCTGCAGGCGGTTCTTCACGCCGTTTTCGATCACGCGCACGGCCAGCGCCTCGGTTGGGTTGCCGGGTGCCGAACTATGCGGCATACCGTCCATAGCAAGGCCGCCCAAGCCGTTATATTCATCTTCCAGCGCGTCACGCTCCCGTTTAAGCAGCTTGATAGCCTCCGGGATTCCCCCGTAATATTTGACGATATGCTTTACCGTTTCGCTCCGCATACCCAGCACCTCCATTGCCTGTAAGTCAGAACATCGTCTTGCCGAAAACCGGCTCCGTTGCTCCGCTGGTATCCACCTCCACCGTGTCGTGAATGATCTGCCCGATCTTCCGCGCCAGCACCGCGTACCCGTAATACTCGCCGTCCTTGGTACACTCGCCAAACTGGCGGAAATTGCCCTCGGTTTCTTCCACCACCACAGCCACACGGTCAGCGCCAAAGCCCAGCGCCTTGTGCATGGCCTGCACATAGATTTTCATAACCGTGTCCGCCGCCTCGCGCCGGGCGGCCAGCTGCACGGCCTCCCGCTCCGTCTTGGGGGCAGACAGCGCAGGCAGCAGGAACGGCGGCATGAACCACCACACCGCAGCTACCAGCGTTGCCTTGGCCCGTTCCTCGCCGCGCACCTGCTTTTCAAGCGCAAACTTGGCCGAAATCTCGTTGGCACAGTCCACGACGCGCTGCAAGCGCATTTCCCCAATGCCGTATTTGTCATAGATCGCCGCCAAAATGCACAGCACCAGCACATTTGCCGTTGCCTCCCGGTGATCGTCCAGCCGTTCGGCCTCGGTCTTGCCGGTACGCAAAAAGCGCCGCTGCGCCTGTATGGCAGCGTTCCGGGCGTAATAACTCGGTGTGGTATGCCGTCTTTTCATCCCAAAGCCTCCTGTTTCTCAATTTCCCGGCCACAAAGCGGGCAAAAATCAATGCACAGCACATTCAGCCCGCCGCCGTCGTGCAGGGTGTCGGTGCAAAGGCGCGGGTTGCCATCCTCGCCCCACTCCACCCAAAACAACATACCGCTGGTGGTTTCCATGCGCTGGTGCCGCTCACATAGCGGGCACGGGCGTTTTTCTTGGTTTTTCATGGGTTCAGCCCTCCTTTGCCAGCTCTCGCCAGCGTTTCAGGTCGTCTTTGTCCTCTGCGGTGATGATCTCGGTAAATTTCCACCCCGCCGGGCGGGCGATCTGTTCTAAGAACACCCGCCGCCGCACAGGGTAGTCACGCTGCATACGCCGGACAAACTTGCTCTTGATCTCCACGATCTCAACGGTGCCGTCGGCATAGGTCAGCCTAAAGTCTGCCGTGTAGCGTATAGGGCGCAGCTTCATGGTGCCGTATTCACCCGCCGGGAACAGCGGGAACGCGGGGTGCTGCTCACACTCCACGATCTCGCCCCGCGCCATCTTTGGCAGCACGGTTCCCGTGTAAAATTCATACTCGCCCCGGCTGTCAAAATCCCGGCCTGCCGCCTTGGCCTGCTTCACCGCCTCGGCCAGCGGGTCAGCGGCGCGGCGTTTCCGGGCGGCAAGCTGCTGTTCTGCCTGCGCACGGTAGCGCGGGGGCAGGTCGTCCAACTCCATGTTCATTGCTGCGCGTTCTCTTTCTGCTCGGCCCGCATATCGGCGGCATGGAGTGCATAGACAAGCGGCGTTGCGGCCATAGCGGCGGACAACACCTTGCTCCCGCCCTTGGCAGCGTCGTCATACGCGCCCATGTGCCAACGGATAGCCAGCGCCTCGGCGTCGGTCAGCGGCATAAAGCGTTGCACCAAAAAGGCAGACTTCTCCCCGTGGCCGAACGGGAATTTTTCGCGCACGGTATAGCAGGGCACAGTTTCCCACTCACCGTCGCTGTTCTTCTGATTTCTTGTGCTTTTGGCATAGAAATCTGCCTTGCAAATGTCATGCAGCAGCGCCACAACGGCATAGGTTTCCGCCGTGGGCACACCCGGCACCCGCCCCGCGCCGATCAGCTCATAGTACACATTCAGGCTATGCTCCACCAGCCCGCCGGGGTAGCTGCCGTGGTAGTGGGTGCTGGCCGGTGCCTCGAAAAAGTCCGTGCTTTCCAGCCATTCCAGCAGCTCCGCCGCACCCGGTCTGTGAATCTGTGAGGTGAAAATCTCAATAAAGCGTTCCTTGTTGTCCATAGTCATTGCCTCCCAACTTCTGCAATCCCGTACACGCTGTCAACTTCCTGCTTGGTAATATTCCGGCGTTTCAGCATGGCGGTGATTTCCTGTTTCTGTTCTTGGTAAACATCTTCATACGCGAAGAAATAGCGTAATTCCGGGTTGAACATTGACCGCAGGCTCAAACGCACAACCGTGTGTTCGTCAATTTCCATCGGAACCACATACACGGCAATTTGCCCGGTCTGCCTGTTGACCTCCCGGCAAATCACGATAACTTTTTTCACGCACAGCATAGACCCGTGCCCCTTTCTTACCTGTTCATTCTCGGTGTGACCTTGCGCCCCGGTGCGCCGTGCCAGCACTCCGCCCGGCGCATAATCACGGTGGTGTGCCGCCACCCGGCATTGCTTACCCGCGTTTCCACCCGGTTCAGGGTGTAGCCGGGGTATTTCCGCTCCCAGTACGCCACATCGTCGATGTACAGGGTGCTTGCCTCGTCCAGCTTCTTGCGGCTCCACTTGGTATCATTCGGCGGCGGTGTTTTCGGCTTTTCAAGGCCACGGCTCTGCCGCCAGCTCCGGGCGCACCGCTTGTTCTTGCTGATATACCGCACAAGACTTTCGACGCTGCCGTGGTCAACATCCAAATATTCACAGCGGGTAAAGCCGATCTGCCCGGCCTTGTCTGCCCATAGCTGTTCCAGCACATCACGGGTCAGGCCGTCGGTGTGCTGTATGATCGCGTGGTGGTGGTGCCGCCCGCAGGCTGTGCCATCCTCCTGCACGGTGCAATACTCTGTGGCGGCAACCCACTTGGGGCGCTGTACGCCGTTCTTATCGCACCAACGGTACAAGCGCTTTATGTAGTTCGTCAAATCGCGGTCAGCCTTGGCCGTGTCGCCCGGCTCCGGGTGGTGGTCGTCGTCATAGGTTCCTGTCCACGAAAAATCACCCTTTCCGAAGTTGGCGTTGACCAACTGCACATGATAGCGCTTGGCCCTGTTGTCGTTGTAGGTCTGCTGTGCAAGGGTGCTGGCCTCCTTGCGCTTGGCGCGGCGGCTTGCCTTGTGCTGCTTGGGTGTCACAGGGTATAGATCAACCTCCATGTAGGGGGCGGTGGCATAACTCTTGCCGCAGATGTGCTTTTGCTCTCTGTAATAGATCGACTTCACAGCTTTTGCCCCTCTCCCAAGGTGGTTACTTCCCATGCGGGGGCTACACCCCCGCACCCCTGTATTATTTTTTTCTCGCTGGAATACCACACTCTGCTCCGCAGGCAAGGGGAAACACCGGGCGGCTCTCTTTCCGTCCTGCTGTTGGTCAGGCAGTGCCCGCCGCCCTCGTTTCCCCCTTGACCCCTTTCCCCGGAATTTCTGCCGTGGTGCTTAACTTAATGCTGATATACCAGCCCCAAGCCGCCCAAGGCGGTATTTTTTTAGCCCGCCGCAGCGCGGCAAGGCTAAAAAAGTCAAGCAGCCGGGCGGGGCACAATCCCGCTCCGCGCCCGGCCTGCAAGGCTTATTCTGTTTTTGATTTACCCGTCATAGCACCCGCACGGCGCACCGCACAGGCACCCGCCCGGTGCCTCCGGGAAAAGATCGTCAAATGTCAACTGTGCTTTTTCAAGTTCTCGCGCTTCAATAAATTCGTCGTGGTAGCTTTCCCATGACCACTTGCGGCCAAGGCCCTTTACGGTGGTCAGGCTGTCCGCCGCGTTGTGTTCCATATCAACCGCCCGCTGAAACAAATCCGGGTTGTTCTCCCACAGCGCTTGAATTTCTTTCTTTTTCATCGACGGGCAGAAAAAGCAGCTCGACTTGCCCGGCCTTGGCAGCCCGGCCCGCTCGATCACTCGCACACATTCGGCTCTATCCCAGCCCCATTCATAGAGCGGGTAATGGTTTTCGTACTTTTTGTTTGCCTCATCCGCCAGCGCGGCGTGTTGTACTCTGCGGGTTTCGCCTGCATCATAGCCAATGTACTTGTTGACGCGGCCACCGCTTTTCCAAACCTCCACACTCGGCGGATAGTGGTTGCAAAATTTTTCCTGCGTTCCGATTTTGTGTTTCAAGGAACACTTCTTGAATCCATAGGCGATAGAGGGCAGCGTGTGTGATCTCAAACATTCCGCCTCCAAGGTCAGTCGGTTTCCGTCCTTGTCGGTATAAAACACCGGCGTGATCGTTGGCAAACCGTGCTTTTCCAGCCAAGCATTGAACACCCGGATAAATTCATAGGTGTGCGGCTGTTCGCCGCCCGTGTCTGCAAACAGGATAAGATCAACCGGGATTTTATGCAGATACATCCCGATAATCATTGCGGTGCTGTTCGTACCGCCGCCGAAAGAAACAATGTTCATTTCCAGCCCTCCACACTTTCCGGGCGCTCGGTTCTTTCAAACTCGATCACCCACACATCCGGGTTTGCTTTCCAGCCCAGCGTCCGAACGCTGGCCGCCGGTAGTGTGCTATCCCACAGTTTGCGAAACGAGGTCATGTAGCGCCACCACTCATAGGCGTCGCGGTTTTCGCACGGCCTTTCCATGCAGCCCTCTTGTGCCCATGCACACTTACAGCCGCCCGGCCTGTTTTGCGGCTTTACGCCCTCTTTTTGGAAGTCCGCAACCTCCATGCCTCTAAGCGGCCCGCGCTCGACGCTTTTTACTCGCAGAAAAATTCTCGCAATGTCCTTGCCCATGTGGATTGACGGGTGCCATTGGTCGTCGCAGTCCATTTCCGGGCAAGCGCCGTTCGGCCAGTCCGCCCGGTAGTGCGTTCCAAAAGTGTTAATGCACCATGTTTCCCGCACATACAGGATGTCGCCCACCACAAAGGGCGGCTTCTCGCTCTTGGCAATTCTCCGGGTGCAGGTCTTTTCGCCTGCCAAGATTGCCCGCACCATTTCTGTGTTGAATAGAATCGGCTTTAGGGCGGCGGGCGCACTACTCGTTTTCACTTTCTGTGCCCTCCATTCCGATCTGCTCCGCGCCCTCGTCCTGCTTGTCCGGGTCTGCTGCGTCCAAAGCCTGTTTCTGCTCCCGCATATACTGGCTCACGCAGGCGCTTTCAAACTCGCTCAAATCCTCCAAGAACTTCTTGGTTATGATCTTCAAGGGTACAAACCCGGCCAGCACCTCAAACCCGTCTTTGATAACCACATACGGCGCACCGCCAGCGGTCTTGCGCACAACGGTCTGTATGTAGTCGCTGTTCTTGACCACATCGGCAATGGGGGCGACCAGCGCGGAATCGTAGAAAATCAGTTCCCCGGCGTTGCCATACATAAGGCCAACCAGCCCCATGCCCTTGTAGAACATTTCCAGCGGCACCCGCCGCGCCTCCTGTTCCAGTGGGTCAGCGTCCGTCAGGTTCATGCCAAAGGCCGCGCCGCCGGTTTCGGCGTACTTTTCGTCAAAGAACATCTTTTCCCACGCCTTACTGTCAATGTCCAGCACCGCGCCTACCTGTTCCTTGCCCTCCATTTCGGGCAACTCCGTGGCGTTGTACAGCGCCGAACGGGTGCCCAGCCAAATGCCGCTGTCGTCCGCATGAATCACCATGCAGTAGCTTTCGCTCTTGGCTCGTTTCACAAACTTGCTCAACTTCATATCCCGGCTCCTTTCAGCCCAGCAGGCACAGCGCACACAGCTTGATAATTGCCAGCGGCCCCAGCACGGCGGCGATTGCCCACGCAATGCAGGCAAAAATCACCAGCAGGCCAACCAGTGCAGCGAGAATAGCTTTCAAAACTTCCATAGTGCCCTCATTTCTCCGCCGCGCTATCGCTTGGCGGTCAGTGTTTCAGTGTCCGGCGTTTCAGTGCTTCTTGAAATAAGCGGAACGGCCCCCGATGTCGCCGTAGGCATTGGAGCGCGGGTTGCTCAGGTAGGAATGGAACACCCCAGCGCGGCCGCCAACGGCCCAGTTGCCACCGCGAATCAGTATGTATTCGCCCTCTGTGCTGTCCACATAGCACCCGGCCTTTTCCTCCCCGGCAAACAGGGCCAGCGCTCGCAGCTGCTCACTGTCGCAGTTCATCCGCACATTCCCCCACACGCAGCCGCAGTAGTCACGGTGAATGCTCGGATAGGTGTTAAAGGTGATCTTGTTATCTTCAACCGCAACATACAGCGGGTGGCCCTCCGCATCTGTGATCGGTTTCCATCCGTCGCCGCACTCTGTCAAATCCGTTTCGGGCAGGGCCGCGTCGTTGTTCTCCGCCGCCCACAGCGCCCCGTCGCGGATTCTCACACCACGGGCAAACTCCCAAATGTTGCCGCAAAGATCATGTACACCGCTGGCCGTGTGGTCGTGCGTCCAAGTAGCCGGGCCGCTGCCGGTCAGCGTCTTGTAGCTGTCCTCAATGATAATGCCCTGTTCCTTGTCGTCACCGTGCCAGTGGGAACAATTCGTGTTTCCGTGTGGCAGGGTGCCCAGTTTCAGGCTGGTGTCAGCCAGCAAGCCCCACTCCGCCGCCGTCAGGCAGTGCCAACCCTCGCCCTTGGAGAAACACGCCTGCGCGAAATCCTCCATCGTGATATTCGTGACCGGCTCCTGCAAGGGCAGGCTGTACGGCTTGCCGTTAATCATGGTGTTTTCGTAGACGGAAATATAAATTTCGTCGTACACCTCGCCGCCGATGATGAACGCCGGGTGTACCGCGTCGCTGCCGCCGAAAAGCTCCTTGTTAGTCACGCGGCGGAACCTGTGCATGATAGAGGGAATAGCCGCGTTGTCGTAGATCGCCACCACATCATGCTCCACGCCCGGCGCGGTCTGCTCCCTGCGGCGCAGTTCCTCGTCGTTGCGCAGGATTTCCCGCTTGATCTCCTCCGGCGCGGCGCTCAAATCCTCGGCACTGCCGCAATTTGCGGCGCAGCGCTCCGCGTCCTGCTGCACATAGCCCAAAAAGGCGGCGGCCTGCCTGCCCACAAAATCGCTCTTGCCCTCGGCGGCCATACTAAGGCCAAAGTAGTTGCACAGAATCTTTGCCATTTTCTTTATCTCCTTTCGCCCACGGTAACATAGGCGGTTTTTCTGCTGTTCAGCTCCAAATCCACCGGCGCTTTGCAGGCAAGGCAGGTGTGCGTCACCCGTTCAGCGGTCAGATTGGTTTTGTAGCTGAAACTCTTGCCGCACTTGCAGTGCATAAACAGCGGGCGCAGCTTTTCCAGCGGCGTTTCGTGTCCGCACTCGCCGCACTTGTACCCGTATGTTTCATGCTTGGCGCAAAACGCCTTGATCGCGCCGCACTCCTCGCACTGCACAATCAAAAAGCCCCTGTACGGCCCTTGGTCTGCGTCCGGGTCGGCGCTTTTCCAAGTGTCACGGGCACCAAACATCCGCTCCACGCGGCTGCCGCGCCTGTCCTCCCGGTGGGGTGCGGCCCGCCGCTCCGTGTTGGCCGGGCCGCTCTCGCCGTTCAGCGGCACCACCTGCCCGGTGGCTGTATCCTCCAAGAATACCTTGCCGCCCTGCACATACGCCCGGAACGCGCCGCACTGGCACATCCTGCGCACATCCGAAATACTGGTACTTTCCATTGTCTTGACCTCCTGCGTTTTATGTTAGATGGAACAGGCTTGTTTGGCTGGTGTAGTCCAAAAAGCGCTGTTCCTCTGCTGCGTAATAGGTCGGGTCGATCTCAAACCCGATAAAATCCACTCCGGCCTCGTAAGCGGCAATTCTGCTGCTCCCGCTCCCCAAGTGGGTGTCCAGCACCCGGCACCCCGGCGCGGCGTAGTTCTGAAAAATCCAGTCATACAGCGCCACCGGCTTTTGCGTCGGGTGGATTCTCGCCTCGTTCAGCTTTTTGTTGCCCTGCATGATATGCCCCTCGGCAATGCTCTTGCCTTGCAGCATACCGTTCCACATGAACCTGAACAGGCGCACGGTGTTGAATATGTCAGTTGCGGCCAGCTCACAGTCTGAAAAGCTGGTTCCTTTCTTGCATTTATCCCACACGATTCTGCCGGGTGCGAACTCATAGTTGAAGTAGTTGCAGCCCCACACAATGTAGTGCTTGGAAACTCTGCGCAGCTCGTCAAAGTACGCCCGCCCCGGTATTTCCCACGCGGGTGATACCGGGTAGTCGCGGTACACGCCGATTTTGCTGACCTTGCTGCCGTAATAGCCCCGGCGTTCCGGCCCGCTGAAATACGGCGGGTCAACCACTGCAAGATCAAAGAACCCATCCGGGAATTGTGCCATGCCTTTCATGCAATCCATGTTGTAGCACTGGTTTAGTTCAAGCATTGATGATCTCCGTTGTAGATAACGACCATCGACGGAAACGGTGCAGGCGGGAACCTGTTTCCGTCCTCGTCCTCAAAGTGCAGCCGCCCACGCAAAAAGCGGATTTCCGCTTTCCCGTATATGTAGTCATGGAAATAGGCCGTGTCTGTTCTTGCCGGTATCAGCAGAACCACCGTTGTTCCGGCCTGTGCCTCCTCATAGGCTTTGCGTACCCACGCCCCAAGCGCCCGGCCATACGGCGGGTTGCAAAACACGCTGCCACCCCCCCCGATATTCCACGGGGCTGTCAAGCCGTCCGTTTCCGGGGTGTAGAACTGCTTGCATTTTGCGCTTTTTTCCGTGGCCGCTGCGTCCAAAGTAAAATGAAACTCCGCGTTCAGGGTATCGAAAAAGCCTTGCGGTGTGCAGTAGTCCATCTTCTTGCTGCTCAAAAGTGCGCCGTTCATCTTCTGTTCCTTTCGTGGCGTGGCATTTTCACCGGCACAGCGTCCGGCCCAACTGCCCAAACTTTCACATCGTCGATGATCTCCAACCAGTCGCAGCCCCAATACTCCGCCGCGTTCAGCATGGCGGCATAGTTGGAGGTGTGCGGCACGATCACTTCACCAAATCGCGGGTGAACCACCCGTGCGCAGGTCTTGGCGTTCCAGCGGCTTTCCCGCGCCCGCCGGGCGGCAAGGGTCATGTCCTTATAAGGATTCACGCGCCCACTCCGCTTTGTCGGCCTGCCCGTAAAACCCGTGGGCAAGCCATACGCCGAAAACGAACAGGAACAGCCCGGCCAAGCCGTAACCGATGATCTGCCCAATCTCGCACATACCGCCAGCGCCCAGCAGCATAAGGAACCCCAGCATGGCAAGCACGGCACCGACGCGCTCCTGCAAGCGGGTCAGCTTCCGGGCGCGGGCAGCGGCATTTTTCCGCCGGGTCATTTCCTTTTTGTACTGCGCCGGGGTATAGGCTTTAATGGTCTGCCCCTCCGGGCTGGTCTTGATCTCAATGTACCGCACTTGCACTTTTGACTTCCTCCTTTAATGCCGCTCCTGCAACTCCTGCCGCCGGGCGTAGATTTTGCTCTGTGCCAGTTCAGCGCTGTAACCGCCGCGCCCGTTCGCGTCCATCTGCCCGGTGTCGCCTCGCGCCCGCTCGTGGTAAACCGTCGCCAAACTCACGCCCAGCTTTGCGGCAATGTCGTTCATGTGCCAACCTTGGAGGTAGAGCTTCTCCATTTCTTGGCGGTCACTGTAACTCAAATGTTTATACTTCATGGTGTCGTCCTCCCTCCTTGCTGTTTTTGGGTAAAAAAAATAAGCGCGGAAGAAGTTTTTCAACTTCTTTCGCACTTATTCTAATATCTCGGCTAGAAAAATTCAATAGTCAAATGCAACAACTTTTTGCTTATATTTTTGTACATTTTATCGCACCACAACAAAGCCGTCAACATTCACTCTTTTGTTGGCAGCCTGTTATAACCCCTATTCTATTGCACCGACTATAACATATCACGCCTTTTTCAACGATTTATCTATATTTTGCTCTCTTTATCTACCCATCATGCCGCAATGCCCAGTTCCCGCAGGCACTCTCTAAATACGATCTCGCTTGACTTGTACCCTAATATCTTCCGTGGATAATTATTTATCCAGTTTTCGGCCTGCGCGATCTGCGCGTTCGTCACCGCCGCAAAGTTCGTGCCCTTTGGGAACCGCCGCCGAATCATGCCGTTGGTGTTCTCGTTGGTGCCCCGCTCCCAAGAGGAATACGGGTGGCAGAAATACACTTTAGTCCGGGGCAGGCGCTTGTTGACACAAGAGTGTTCCAGCTCCTCCGCCGCCGCAAACTCGGTGCCGTTGTCAAAGGTAATGCTTTTGAAGATCGCCCTAAACCGCCTGGCACCAAGTTTCCGTTCCAGTGCGTCCAGCGCCTTGACCACCGTTTCAGCCTTGCGGTTTGGTATCGCTATAATGATTTCTTTCCGGGTCTTGCGCTCGGTCAGGGTCAGTAGGGCGCGGGTGGTCTTGCGCTTCCCCTTGCCGCTGTACACAGTGTCGCCCTCCCAATGGCCGAACTCCTCCCGCCCGTCGATCTCCTCCGGGCGCTGTTCAATGCTTTCACCCGCCGGGGCGCGGCTGGCGCTTTTGTTCTTCTTCACTTTCTTATATTTGTGTTTCTTCTTTCCGTGCCGTGGCAGCTCCTCTTGCGTCAGGTTCAAAAACAGGCCCTTGGCAATGTACTTGTAGATCGTCGGCACTGATAGACTGGTTTTGAACTTTTTCCCCTCAATCATGGCAAACCCCAGCACCGCCGCCGGGCTACAATCTTTGTCTAAAATCGTGGTTTCAATATAGTTCGCCAGCTCATGGTCATTGCCTATTTTCAAGTCCGGCCCCTTTTCCCGCAGGTGGGCTTGGTATTTCTCCTCGGCAATGTCCGGGCTGTATGCGGTTTTGACCTCCCATGTTCCGCCGTCCAACCTGTCATACGCGCCGCGCTTCAACTCCCGGTAAATAGTCGAAACATGAACGCGCAGCTTGTCCGCCACCTCTCGCGGCTTCATCCCCATTTTCAGCCACTTTTCTATGCGCAAGCGGTCTGTCATGGTCAGGTGCTTATAGGTTCGCACTGTGTTTCCTCCTCTCCAATATCTGCGCTGCCAGTGTCGGCTTCTGCCGTTCTGTGCAGCTTTAGCATACAATACCATTCAAAAATAGCGGTCTGTGGCGCTTTTGTCAACCTCTCCGCATAACAGAAAAGGCCCCGGCCACCGTTCAAAACGAACAGCAGTCGGGGCCATATCTTAGTATTTAGTTCTGCGGGGTCTGCTCGGCGTCAGAAAAAATTTTTCCGATCTCCCCAATGGCGTTTTTCTCGGCAAGATCAAGTTCTTTCACCGCCGCCTCAATAAATGCGTTGATCTCCGGGGTAACAGTAATGCCGTTTGCCTCCAACAACTCCACGACAAAGCGTTTCTTGGTCGCCTTGTCAATGGTGCCCGCCTCGGCCTGCTTCTCGGCGGCCTCCACGAACTTCTTCACGATGGAGTACAGGCGCTTTTCTTTCAGCCAAGGCAGGCCGGTGTCTTTCAGCCACGGGATAACCAGCGCGGTAAAGGACGCACCCAGCACCGCAAACACGATTTCCAGCAGATTGTTCACAACGATGGTCACAACTTCATTCATGATCTTTTCCTCCTATATATAGTCGGTCAGTTGGGCAGCTTCAAAACCTGCCCGGCGTGGATGGTGTTATTTTTCAACCCGTTCAGGGTCTTGATCTCCTTGTAGCGGGCACCATTGCCAAGCTGCTGCGCAGCAATGCGCCACAGGCTGTCGCCCGCTTTCACGGTGTAGGTCTTGGCCGCCGGGGTAGCGCTTGCTTTGCCGGTAATGGCCGCCGCGTCCACCCAGCCATACACGGTGCTGGTGCCGTCCGTATGTACAAGGTGGTAGGGGTGCTTGCCCGCCGTGGCAACTGCCGTCACCTTGGCCGGGCCGGGCTTCACGGTGGTGCCGCTGGTAGCCTGCGCGTTGGCGTAGTGCTTGCCGCCCGCAAACTGCACAATGTCGCCCACCTTGTATGTCAGCGCAGTGTTGCCCGTAGCGGTGCCGGTGTTCGTGCTGCCGCCTGTCTGCCCGCTGGGGGTAGCTGCACCAAGGCGGGCTTTGAACGCGGCCCACTTGGCGGCGCTGCCGGTGTCCTCGTTCCAGCCGATGATACCGGGGCACGGCTTGCCGTTCACATCATAGTGGCGGATAACATGGGCGGCGTCAATACCGTATTCCGCCATCAGGTACTTCACCAGCTCCACAAGATTGCTCACAACCTTGTCGGTAAAGCGCCAATGGCTGTCGTTGGCAACAGTCATTTTGCCGGTGTCATTGGTAGAGCATACCTCAATGCCAATGGTGTTGCGGTTCGTGGCCTTGCCGTAGTAAGCACCGCCCTTGGTATTGTACTTTCCGCCGCCGCAGTGCCAAGTGTAGCGGTTGCGAATGTCGCCGTTGTACTGCACCGCGCCGCCGTCGTCCACGATAAAGTCCGCCGAAACCTGCTTAGAGGTGCCGCCAAAGTAAGAGGCCGTGCCCGCCGCGCTGCCCGGCTTAGAGGTCACACCGGCGGTGTAATGCACAACGATGTACCGAATTGCGCGGCCTGCTGCCGCCGTGGTGTTGTGGGTACTGGTTTTCTTGGTAATGCTGATATTCATACTCGTTTTGTCCTCCTGTTCCGCCTTGCCGTCGTACACGGTCAAGCCGTATTTCTCAATCAACCCAATCAGCTTTTGCGGGTATCCGGGGTCGGTGGCATAGCCCGCCGCCTTGATCGCTTTGCAGGCCACCTTGTAGTCGCGCTCGCCAACCACTGCCGCATACCGCTTGTTCGCCAGCAAAAACGCGCTATGGTCGGCAACGCTTTCTGCCCAACTGTCATAGGCGCGGAACAGCGCAGTAATGGTGGTATAGGTCGCGCCGTCGTAACATTCCTTGGTGTCCTTGCTGTACGCTTTCCTGCTCCACCGTGCGTCGGCCTTAATGCCGAACAGGGCGTTAGCCTTGGTGGCAAGCTCCGATGTTCCCCAGCCGCTTTCCAAGATTGCCTGCGCAATGGTCAGGCTGGCAAGGATTCCGCTTTTCTGCATATCGGCCTGTGCCAGCGGCCCCACCATTGCGAGAAATTTTCTTTGTTCCATACGGTTTCCTCCGAAAAAGAGAGAGGGCCGCATCCGCAGCCCTCCGTGGTTTTCTGTTTACGCATTATGCGCCGGGCATATCGCCGGGCGGCACCTCCGCCGCCTCGGCCTTTGCCTCCTGCTTGTCCTCCTGTTCCCACTTCCGTTCTCGGTTGCGGTCTTTGGTGGTCTTAATCCAGCCCATAATGCCGCACTCGCCGCCAAGGGTGGCAAAAACGCAGGTAATCAAGGTGTCCGGCACCGTGCCGTACACCTTGAAAAGTTGAATCATAACAATGGTGAACACCAGCAGAGAAACGCCGACGATCACCAAGATCAAGTCCATAACCTTGATGTTCCGGCGTTCCTTTTTCTCTGCGGCGTTTTCAACACTTTCAACGCTATTCTTCACATTCCCGCGCCCCCTCACATACCGATCCGCTTAAACAGGTAGCCAAGCACAACGCCCACAATCGCCGTGGCAATGTAGCCCATGACCTTGCGCCACTTCTCGCCGTCGCTGCCCTCCAACACTTCCAGCCGTTTGCCCTGCTTTTCCTGCTCTTTCAGCATACTTTGCATACTTAAGGCCAGTTTTTCCACGCTGGTTGCCAACGCGCCAATCTGCTGCACACTCTCCTCCAAAATACCAATGCGGGCGTCCTGCCGCTTGTTCTCCTCCTCCAAGCGGCGGCGGAACTCCTCATGCTCCGCCCGTGTGATAGGGTTCTCCATCGTTCTCTCCTCCTTGCTCCGCCCAGTCCGGCCACTCGTCGCCGCCTATGGCGTCGCGGTATGCCTTGTCGGCCTGCGCAATCTCGTCACGCCCGGTCACAGTGTCACCCAGCTCTGCAAGCCGGGTTGCCATGATCTTGATAACCCGTGCCTGCATTTCCGTCACCGTTTCCAGCTCCGCTATGATCTGCAAATTGGCTCATACTGTGCCTCCTCTCGCAGTTGTTTTTGTTTTGCCTTTTCCAGTTCCGCCCGGTAAATCTCGTTCAGCCGCCACCGCAGGCTTGCGCTCTCCGTGTGCTTTAGCAGCCCCCTAATGCTGGCAATGCGCCGGTAAAAGTCCTGCCGTGTCATATCGCCAGCAGCATACAAAGCACTGATCTTGCGCACCTCCCGCTTTATGCGGCGCACGGTGCTTTTCCGCAGCTTCATGTGGGTGGGCCATATCCGCACACCAACAAATTCAACCCCTTGGCGCACCGGGCGTATGCTGGTCTTGCTGTTCAAATCAAGCGCCAGCTCCTCCTGCAAGAAAGTTTCCACCGCCGCTTTCCAGCGGTGCAAGGTTTCCTTGTCCTGCCCCAAGATGATTACATCGTCCATGTAGCGGATATAGTAATGAATTTTCAGCCTGTGCTTGCAATACTGGTCAAGCTCGTTTAAGTAGATGTTCGCAAATAGCTGGCTCGTCAGGTTGCCTATCGGCATACCCACCTCGTACAGCCATTCTTCCGGCGGCGTGTCCTGCGGTGTCCGCCAGCGCGGCAGGCCGAACGGCTCTGCTCTGCTGTTCACCACGCCCCGTATAAACGCCATCATGGCGGGGTCTTTCACCCGCCGCTCCAAGATCGCCAGCAGCTTTTCGTGGTTCACCCGGTAAAAGTATTTGCTTATGTCCAGTTTCAGGCAGTACCAGCCCGGCCCCGGCTTGCGCTGCACTTGGCACATCCAGTATTGCAGGCGCTTGGCGGCCTTATGGCTGCCCTTGCCCTTTCGGCAAGCGTAGGAATCCTCAATAAAAAGCCTGTCATAGAGCGGATTCAAATACAGGTACAGGCTCCATTGCACAATTCTGTCCGGGTAGTCCAGCGCCATCACCAGCCGCTTCTTGGGCACATACACCCACAGCTTGCGGTATGGCCCCAGCACATAGCTGCCGTTCATCATACCTTGCTGTATGGTGAACAGGTTATCTTCAAGCCGCGCGGTAAAATTCAAAACCTCGGCGCGGTATCGCTTGCCCTTGCGGGCGTTCCTGTCAGCCTCAATCAGCCAACCAAAATTGCACACCACCGGCCAAGCGTTTTGAATCACCGTCATTTCCTGCTGACAGTGTTTCATCCAATGATCTCTCCAAGCCGTGTGTGGCGTTTCCGCCTCCACGGCAATACAAATTTTTTCCCGCCCTGTCTAAGCGGGAACGGAAACAGGCCCCTTTTAGTCTGCACTTCCTGCTGTACCCCGTAGGCCACAGCCCCCTTGCGGCGCAGAACCACCGCCCTAAATTGGCATTTAACAGACGAAAAGCGGAACGGCCCCCGATGTTGCCGTTGGCATTGGAGCGCGGGTTGTTCAGGTTGGAATTGAACACCCCAGCGTTGCCGCCATTGTTCCAGTTGCCACCGCGAATCAGGCACCGTAAATGGCCCATTCCCAAAGAAAAACAGCTACTTTTTCACGCTGGCAATATACTTGCCCAGCAAGCAGCCGATTTCTGTATTGTACCTTGCCCATGTTTCGTACTGGTGCATGGACAGCGGCGGGGCAAACTTCGCACCGCAAAGGTCTTTGTCTGCCGCCATCCTCACCAGATTGCGCAGCCATTCCAGTTCAACATCAAGCTCCTGCGCGGTAGTCTTGCGGTAGTATTTCTTTTCCAGCTCAACGGCCAAATGGTACATTTTCAGCATAGAAACCCGCATATCATCCGCAAGGTCACGATCTTTCCGGCTAAAATTCTTGGTAAGTGGTCTGCCGTACTTCATCATTTCCCCAATTTTCTCTTTCAGGCGGAACGGTTCATAGCTGCCCGGCGCGGGCATTTCGCTCTGCATAGCTTGTTCACCTCCTCCAAAATTTCCCCCAAACCCACCCGGCGCATTGCGCCTGCCATAAGCCCCAAAAAATTTGCCCGCGCACAGCGCGGGGCGTTGTTCCCGTTGCTGTGCGTGGGCTTGTCCTGCTTACCGCCTCACTATCGTTCGGCGTTCAGTGTTTCAGGGCGCAGTGTACAGTTATTCGTAAAAAGCGGAACGGCCCCCGAGG